TTCTAACTGTACCAGTTTTATCAGACTTAATTACTTTAGAAAGCATTTCTACTGTTAGAGATGAACTAGCGCTTAAACCTTTAATACTAGAGCGATCTCCCGTATCAAGGAATTGTATTATTCCAGTAATACTTTGTGGGTCAAACTTACCAGACGACTTATTATTTCCAAGCAAAATAGATTTAGCCGATGCTGATCGAATAGTTAAAGCAGTAGTAGCGAGTTGTTGAGCTAGCGAAGCGTTTGCTGGGTTATTTTTTGAATCAAGAAAAGCCTGTTCTGATTGGAAATCAAGCCTATTAGCATTTTTAATTGAAAGGTTAACAGCAACAGAAGTGTCTATTTCTGAGTCTGAGTTAAAGCTGTCTCGTATAGATCTTTCAACATCTCTTCCAGCAGCGTCCACGCCACCAGCTAAAGAAAAAACATTTTCTCTTTGTCTTTCTGTAATAACTTTTTCTTGCTCTCTTATCCTCTCAGCAGAAAGAATTGCTATAGGTCTTAAGTGTTCTGTAGCAAAGTTAGCAACTAACTCTATAGATGCAAGATCAGTTCCAAAACTCTCAATCATATCTGCAAATTGTTTGTAACCCTCAGGGACTAAGGATGGGTTTGCAGTATCAAAAGCAAATTCTATTCGAGCAAGATCTTCTGGGTCTACATTTTGACTTAAACCCCTTATCATACCCCTTGCCTCAGAAATCATTAAATCTGTTTCTGCTGCTTTAATAAATGACTTAGGTAAAAGATTAGAAGCTACGGCATCTTTAATACCTTGAAGTGACTGCTGGGCTATAACAGCGGCTTCTTTTGGATTTGAAGCGTACAATGCTTCTACAGAATTTGTACCTTTAGTAAAAGCCGTCTTAGCAAAGTTTATCATTTCAGCGCGCTCACGTTCTTGCTGTTGTACAGCAAGCTTTTGAGTAGTTAAGTCGCGGTAAGCAGTGCCCGTGTCAGCAATATAAGACTTGTAGCCTGCCCCCTCTGCGGCCTCAGTCATAGACTCAACGTAGTCGCTCATAGTCTGATGGTATAAAGCAGAGCCGTTAGGATTGTTTGCGTACTTAGCAGCAAGCTCTTTACCTTTAAGCTCTATCTCATTTTGTATTGAGAACTCAAACCTGTTTCTAGCCACCCTATCATAAGCGTCACTTGCAATAGATCCAAAACCTTTAGGCGGTATAAGGGGCTGAGGAAGACCAGTTTCTGGATCAATGATAATAGCAGACTCGCCAGCTTCTTCGCCAACTTTCAAAGCACTCCTTGCAGCCCTTTCGTATTGTATTTTACCAACTGTACTAAGGGCTTCTGACAATGCACGGCTCGATTCCCTTAAATCGGAAGCTCTGGCTACACCTACGGGGCCTATCTTAAACTGTCTGGACTCTTTAATAACTGCCATTAGAAGCCACCTCTACTTGCTGCTGTTTTAGACATGTCGTTTAAGCCAGAGGCTATTGATGTAAAGGCTCTGTATCTTGAGGCAACTAATGAGTCTCGACCTTGCGCTCTATAAGCGGCGGCTTGAGCTTGATACCTTAATGCCTCAGCTCTTCCCATCATGTCAGAACGTGAAGTATCATCAGTGGCAACCTCTCGCTGACGTTTTAAGAAAGCAGCAACGCTTGATCCGCTTTGAGTTGTATTAGCATAATCACCAACGTCACGGCCAGTTGCGGCAAAGGCTGCAACATTAGATGAAAAGTTAGAGCGATACAGTTCTAGTCTATCATTGTGCCGTTGCTTAGCTTCAAGCTGGCTCATCTTTTTTTGAGTATCAACATTAAAAGCATTGCGTTCAGCAGTAGCTTTAGCCTGCCTGCCCTCCTCTAACTGAGCATTAGCAGTCATAATCATTGTTAAGAATTGAAATATCATTAGATGATTAACTCCGCTATTAGACCGTTCACTTGGAATGGCAGAGGATCGTTCTGCTCAATCGTAACTTGAGGGTCTCTACTGTAGCCCAAAACCCTGATTTCTTTTTTACCGTTAAAGCCAGCTAGGCTTGAGAAACTACTTCCGTTTACCTTTATTGAACGTGTATTTTTTACGTCTAAGACTACGCTGCTAATACCACGAACATCCCCACTAACGGCTCCATTGCCTGCATTAACATCAATGGCGTTGGTAATTAACTTAGCTGTAAACTTCTTGCCTACATAGACATGGGTGTACCCGTTACCAGCGTGTGCGCTAATATCAATTTTAACTGCGGAGTTTGTAGTAAAGGAACCAATGTGTGAAACTGTTGTGCCGTCTGTAGCCAGTACATCTACTATCTGAGTGTTGGCATAAAGATCGCTTACATCCACAAGATTATTAGAAGGGATGGCTTTGTATATGTACATATCTAAGCCTATATCCCCAGTAAATTCACATAGCTGAAGCTTGTTATACTCGTCATACACGTTAACAAAGATCCGATTATGTACTGCGATGGCCCCAGCAAACCTTCCACTTGTTGTTACTCGGCTCCAGGAAGCTCTCTTTTCTGCACGATTAGAGGAAAACATAGCCGCTTCACCGTTGGTACGGGTTACGAAAGCTATGGAGTCAGAAAGCCCAAAGCCGCCGTGTACGACAGCCATAGACAGCGGAGAGTCAATTAGGTGCGATGCCAGCGTAGAAACGGAAACAGACGTGTAGGCGTCCTCTGTGTCGGTGTAGAGGTACTCTCGGATTGAATGGCCCCCATACTGCACAAATATTGTAGCGCCGTCTATTGATGCCGGTTGAACAAACTCAGCACCAAATGGCGTCTGCTTTCTAATCTGCGCGTTTGCAGGAGTGATTGCTTGGTTTAAGTAAGTTGGAACGTACAATTCGTTTGACGCTGTAAAGACTTGAAGATCTCTATTTGAAACCAAATAACGTATTTCATTAACCTCACCCGTAGCCGCTGTAAGGCTAATTGCGTTTATGTCTTCTGCCTTTCCAACATCAAAGTTAAAGAAGTTACCAATCTTGCTCATCCATATTGTATCAGGTTGAGCTATTGTACCACCAAAAACCAACCTGTTTTCATGGAACACTACAGCAGCGGGAAAGCCGCGCTTTGCAGAAAAAACTTGCTCTGACCAACCAACAGTAGGGGCATGTGTAGTTATTTTAACATTACCACCCCCATCTGCAGACGAGCTAGAAGTGCCACCAGCCGGATAGGTGTATGTGTTTTCATCAATAATGGTAGCAATAACTCTTGAGCCGTTTAAGTTAGCTACACTAACCCCACCTGTAGCATCTGCTTCTGCAATAACAATAGTTTCACCACCAGCAAAGCCATGACCTAAGTGAGTAACCTCAACCGTTGTTGTCCCGCTAACTGTTCTTAATGGGTTTACAACAGCTAGGCGAACTTGCGTTGTACCGACAACATTGCCTTTAGCAGAAGTTGTTGACTGTACGCTTACAATTTCTATTTCAGTGTCGTGATACTTAACTGTAACCCCAATATGCTTAGAAGAAAGAAAATCATTGCTGTTACTGCCAGCGCCACCCGCAACTGAGCCTGTGATGTCCCAGTATGCTGAACTGGTAACTAAAGTTATTCCGTCGCCGCTGATTGCGCTAGGGTCTAGCGTTACACCTTGCGATTGAAACGGATAGTAAGGTTGAAAAATAACCTTGTCATCAGGGCGTGAGTCAAAAGTAAATGTGCTTACATCAAAGTTAGTTAGGCTTGTTCTTGTAATTACGCGAGGTGCAATCAGCGGATGGCAGATAAACATTACATCACCATACTGCGCCGTAGTGTACTCTTTTATGTAATCTTGGTCAAACGGAAGGCCAGTGCTGTTAACATCTGTGGTTACAGTATCAACAAGTGATATTGTATCAGCATCAACAATCCTAAAAAAACGAAGCTGCGACTGCTCTATTGATACAATGTATTGCTCGTTGTCGTCATAAACAAAACTGGCCAAGTGGGACTTGACCGGATCTGACGAGCTATAGGTTATATTATAAGTATATGCGTGCCTAAGGCCCGTTCGTTTCTTTACAGAGCCTTCGGCCATTACTAATAAGTTTTCGACACGTTGTGCAGAGGCAGCATATATAGCAGTGTCCGTGCGCATAACTAAAGAATCACTTACTTCGCCATACTGGAAGCTGTTTATAGGCACTCTAACCTTTTGCATTAACTTCGCCTTTCAGCAATAAACCTTGAAGTATCCAGCTTGCGCGCAGTCTGAGTTTGAGAATGCAAGCGTCGAGCTTGAATCATTTGGTAGTTAGCTTTTTGCTCCATGAGTTGAGCAAGTTGATTATCCCTAGCAATAGAAACTGCTAGTACGCCAGCCATCATGTACTCAACAGCCGTTACGAAATAAGGAGGCCAGTCAACTTCATTAGTGCGGAAGACGTAATCAGCAATAACTATGTCTGAAGAAGCAGAGTCGCAGAAAACCTTAGAGCCGTAGGTGTCGTACTTGATTGGGTAATCACTAACAGTAACGGCAGACAACATAATCGAATCTGATGGTATCTGATATGCAGCCAACCAACGTCCAGTTGGCGCATCCGCCAATCTGTTTAACACTGCCTGATCTGTAGCAAAACGCCAACGAGAGTTGGTTAAAGCTGACCTAGCCATGTCTTCATACATTGCATTGCAGAGCGATGACTCAGCAGTGCCATCATCAAAAGACTGTATCGCTTCACCGCCAATAAGAAGAGAGGCGCGGGAACAAATCTTGATGGGTGTGTTTGCTACTTCTGGCATATAAGAGTTGGGGGGCCAAAGCCCCCCGCCCTATTTAGTCGCCGTCAGTATTAGTAACGACAACGCCGTTAGTAATATCAACAACCGAACCATTGTTTGCATTAACGTAAGCATGAGTAATAACAGGCGTTCCGCCAGTAGATGTTACAGTCATAATTACATCGTTGAGATTCAACATTGCCGCAGCAGCATTGAAGTACCCAGCCGTATTTGCGTCAGCAATGGAGTCAGCACTGGAGTAGTACCAGAAAGCTTGACCAGAGCCACCGCCAATGCGGATGAGACTAGATGCAGTATAAGCCATTATTCAGCCTCCTAGTTATTGTCTAAGAGTTCATAGATGCCATTGTCATCAATGACAATCGCTCCCATGGACATCATAGAGGTTGCAAGGTGAGAAACTTTCTCAGCCACATAGTTAACTTCCGTTGCAACTTCAGCATTAATGCCGAGACCAATGGAAGAAGTGTGGTAAGCAAAGTTCTTGCCGCCAGCTACAGCAGACGTTGAGAAGATCTTGAAGCCCAAGAACTCTTTCATTGTCATTCCGCCAGCGAACGGCAGATTCTGTGGCCCAACAAAGTCAGAAGAAGCAAACTCTGTAATTGCAAACAAGTCAGCAAAACCAGCAGGAGACATAGCGATATAACGCTGTCCGTCTTCTGGCACATCTGCTGTACCGAATGTTTGGAATGCTGAAAGCAAGTCGGCTTTTTCAACAGCTGAACTTGTATCGTGCAACTGAGTTGAGTTTGCGCCAGCATCCATAGCAGTGATGAGGATCTCATCAGTTTTGCGACCGAGTGCAGAAGCGGCAGATTGAG